CCTTTATCTTCTGGTCGATGGGCTCGATGGACCAGGTAACGGGTTTGCCTGTGGTTTCATCGATGACGTCCACCGTATGGAAGAACTTGCCGGCGTTTTCTTTCCCAGACAGTACCTCCGTCAGGTTTTTGAGGAACCGGTCGGTCATTAGCCGTATCTCTTCTTCGATTTTGGCATCATCGGACGCCCATTCCGGATGAATCCGTCGCAGGTATTCCCGCTTACTGTCCCAATACCCTTGCGGTGAATGGATGTGATAGGCGAGGTTCAGGCCGTTGTCGGTCACATATTTGAAGATGGTCGGTATTTCGGAACCGCGGACGATCCAGCGCAGGGCGCCCCAGAACTGGGGTATGGAATAGAAGTCCCGGCCGAAGGAATAGGTATGGTTGTAGGATGCGGAATACGCATATCGCCCGGGATCCTGGCGGTCATGGACCGGATACTTCCGGATGCCGGTGGTGGTGCAGTCGTGTTCGAAGTCGCCCACGAGGATATGCCCCACATCCCGGATATCCCGGGTGTCTGTCCATTCAAGACGGGCATTCTTGGCAGGGATGTGCTTGAGGAAAGCGATCTTGGGTTTCCGGCCGATTCGGTGCCCGCGTGTCAGGTAGGTGGTGTGGAAGAATCCCTTCAGATGCAGGTAATCGCTAAGCGCTCCCTTGATGTATCCCATGAGGTCCCAACTGTCCAGCCACTTCTCCACATCCGGATCCCGGATCCACTTCCGAACAATCTCTCCGCTCTCGTAAGCCAGTTGGTACAGAAAGGGACCCTGGCCGTAGATAAGCCCGAATTGCCTTTCCAGGACGCCCGGAGCGAGATTGTTTTCGTCCAGAATGTCCCTGAGGCGTACCGGAAGCCGGTTGTCGAAGCCGAACGGGACGATCCGTTCTCCGCCGACACTCATAGGGAGTTGTGGCTCTACACCGTGGTCGCTCAGATTCCAGAATGCAGGAGGTATACCGTCCCCGAGCTTGTTCGACAGGAGGTACACCCGCCCATCGTCCATGTGGGCCGCCCAGGAGTGGCGCCCGATTGCTTTCACTTCGGTCATAAGCTTACTTTTTCTCCGTTGAATTCCATCAGGAGGGGATGCCAGAACCGGCGCGGCTCGTTTGTGTCCAGGTTCAGGTAGGCTTCCTGGTCCTCGGCGTTCCGGTTGAACTCCCGGGACTCGCGTTTGCGAAGCTTCGCGGACCGGACATGGACGATTCCCTCCGACGTGCCTTTCGTCTCGTTGTATGACATGTACGTAAAAGAGAACGGCACCCCCTTCCGGGTGAGTCGGCGCATCTCGTGTATGGCTTCATACAAATTCACGGTCGCAAATATAACCATGCGGAACTGCCGAAAAAGGACAGAAAAAGCCGGGTGCGCCTCGCTGCGGTCCCGGCCAGATATGAAAGTCATCTTAACCGTGAGCAATTCGACGACAAAAATAGCACGTGTTTTATACCGTCGAAAGGACAGAAACGGCCGTCACGGAGTTCGAAACGGCCGTGAAACGGTGGCGCTTCGGGAGCTTGTGACCGGTATGGCGTTGATTCTTGGTGAAATAGGATGTGCCAAGTGGAAAAACACCTTCTTTGTGTGCTTCGTGAGCCCGGCCCGCCCTCTCGGTCCGGTGCGGTTGTACCGCCCTGGAGAAGGTGATATATGACGGAAGGCCCCGACGCAGCGCGGCGAGGCCCCGGTTCCCGCCCTGGCCGGCCTATCTCAAGATGGGATCGGCATTGCCTGCAGGAATGGCCGTCGCGCCTTTCGCGATGGCCGTCAGGTCCTTGGACATGCAGAAGTACTTGAAAGCGTCGGATGGGTTGGTAGACTTGGTGGGAAGCTCAGCGACAGGCAGCCTTTCCGAGTTCTTGTTCTTGTATACGACCTGGTCCTTGACCGTGGTGGTCGCGTTTTGCAGGGACAGCCTCAGTTCCTTTGCTGCGTAGTAATCGATGCGCACGACGGGGAGGCGCGGGTTCTCTTCGCCCAGCAGCTTCATCATAAAGGAATACTCTTCAGATTGGGTAATCGTAGCCTGGTGCAGACTCATCAGATGGACCGTCCAGCCGGTCCGGCGGCCGGTCTCTCCATCATACTCGACGGCTTTCTTGAAGTCCACCACCTGGGATTTGCCCACCTTGGCGTACTGGTTGCCCGCCCGGTCGTAGTACAGGAACAGGATCTTGTTCCGGTGTCGGGCGAAATAGGTGCGGAACTTCCGTCCCAGGTCAGCCACGTACTCGGGCGCGAGCGTGTAGATGAACTTCAGGCACCGGAGACACTTGCGCCCCTTGCATGCGCCCTCCTGGCCGACGATCATGGAGCACATATTACCGAAGTCCACGCCTGCGCGCAGGGGCTTGTCCATATCCAGGTACCGGAGTACCGTACAGTCGGCCGTCTCCCTGAGTGTGAGCCTGTCATAAGCTTCCTCCATCACACCGTCCAGATAGAAGTGTTCCTCCCGGAGGGCGGCATAGAAACGGTCCCCGCTGCTGAGGGATGCCCGCATGGACAGGATGGCCGTCTTCAGGTCCGGTACCTCGCCCTTCACGGCATCGGTGAACCAGTCGGGCGTAAGGATGTCCACGTTTACGAAACTGGACGCCCGGATATAGAAGTTACTGCTTTCTTTCCTCAGGCGAAGCAGAATCCAGTTCTTCCTCCAGTCGTTCGCGATATCCAGCAGCTTCCGGCATTTTTCCAGGTCTGCCGGGAGGCGGCTCTGCGTCCATCGCTCCTTCGCGGCCAGGTATTCCCGCATCGCCTCGTTGTATACGAGCCCGGCCTTCATCACAAGGACGAGGGCCCGGATATCCATCGTCTTGGCGTACTTTCCCATCCAGTCATACTCTCCGATTCGGGAAGGATCCCCTACATCGGAGGTGAAGGTGACGCCCCGGTAATAGACAGATCCGGCGTATTCGGGATAACCGCGCACGCCCTTGAGCATGGTGGCCACCTTGGTCTCCTTGAAGTATTTCGCTTCATCCCCGATCAGGTGGACGTAGCTCCGGCCCGCCAGGGTGGACGGACGGTCCAAGGAGCCGAAGGTGAAATTCGTTCCGGTGAAGAAGATGATCACCCGCTTGTAGCTGATAATCCGGTTACGGGGTTTCCAGAAATGGGGCTGCAGCCAGGGCTCCAGCCCGGCCTTCTCGGCTTCGTTGAACTCCGGCGGCTGTTTCTCGATGACGTAGTGCGTCCCCTCATGGTATCCTTTCCGCTCCAGGGATTCCAGGACGGTGGGGATGACGTTCTGCGTGAGATTCGCGAAGGTGTCGGAAATCCATGCGCAGGGCGCTCCCGGCATGTCAAACACGATCTCAAGCATCCGTTCGGTAAGGATATCGGTGGTCTTCGAGGAACCACGTCCCAGTTCAGCATACAGGTTCCGGGGCGATACGAGCGCCGCAATCTGCGCTGTTTTGTTCATATACTGGATGTCGGCAACCCCCTGGGGGCTGCCATCCGTCTTAATTTGCCGCCTGTGACTCATCTTCCATCCTTTCTACGATGTCGTAATCGATAATGCCGGTGTCCATATCAAGCCGCTTTCGCTCCGACTCCGGAATCAAGCCGGTGACCGTAAGCTCATCAATCATCACTTTCAGTGCCCGCCGGTCGGCTTTTGCCAGCCCGATGGACTCCGGATCCAGCGAAAGAACTCGCCACGACCGGGCGTACACCTGCTTGGGAAGCATCTGGACATCCTCCCGGTCCAGACCGAGTACCTTCACCTTCATGTCCAGGATCTCCGCGGCATTCTTGAAGTCCTTCGCGGTCCTTGCGACGTTCAGGGCAGCGACGTACAGCGCGTCGTACTGGTCGGCTGTTTTCTGCCTCATGGCGTCCTTGCTGATGTTCCGGTTCGCATAGAAGGTCTCGATGGCCTCCATATAGAGGTTGCTTGCCTGCTCGTAACTGAATCCGAAATAAGGGGATACCAGGAAACGGATGACGTTCCGCTTCCCGTACTGGCTGTCCAGCGAGAATACCAGGTTCAGCAAATCCAAATAGTGTTCCTCTTCCTTGGAGAGGCGTCCCCTGCTCCCGGAGGCGATGTATTCCTGGACGGCTTCCCAGGCGCCCATCTTGACCGGTCCGCCGAAAAGGTCCAGTTTTGACAGAGGCATTTCCTTGTTAGAAGCGACATCCTGGAAACGCATCAGGCCGAGCGCATCCAGGATGAGCGCCTCGGGGTGAGAGAGATCGATCTCTCCCTTGGCATTCATCTTCCGCGGCTCAGGCTTTTTCCCCCCTTCCGGTAGTTCCTCCGGACCGAGTTCCATAGACAGTTTCATAATCCTTGATCAGTTTTTCTATTTCGGAGAGTTCGCGTTCTTTTGCTGCCAGGAGTTCCATCCGTCCGGCGGAGAGGTCCGGCCGCTTGCCGGAGCGCAGCAGCTTTTCCAGTCGCCAGATGGCGTCCCGGAGATTCTGCTTCTTTCGCGCCAGCTCCAGAGGAC